TTCGTCAATGGGTTTTGTGAGGGGTTTGTGGATTAATTGTCGTCCATGATTGACAGATTGTCGGCGGGTCAGCCTTACTCCTGACCATCTCACCGCATGGGATAACGTCTCATATGTCTGCTAGCATACAGGAACAGCCTCGACGTGGACCGGGCGGATTACGCACGTCATCATGGAAGCCGGGACAGAGCGGAAATCCCAACGGCCGGCCAAAGCCCGAGGTGGATATCGCGGCATTGGCGCGTAAGCATGGACCGCGTTGCATCGAGGTCGCGGCGCGGCTGTTGGGTAGTAAGGATGAGAAGATGAGACTTGCAGCTGCCATCGCGCTGCTTGACCGTGGGTTCGGCCGGCCTAAGCAGGAGATAGAGACGACGGGCAACGCTACGATCGAGCTGCACCTCGTCGCCGCGCGTGTCATATCGCAAGAGTTGTTGCAGTCCACCGATGCGCCGCCTGTCATCGAGCATACGGCCGTCACGAGCGACGCGCTCGATGTGCCAACGGAATGAGTATGTCGCGACATTCCGCGAGCTATGCGCGAACGAAGCGGGAACAACTAACGCTCATACAAAACCATGCGACGTCCGTAAACGGTCGTTTGATCAGGTGGCCGCATGACTTATGCTACGGACACAGCGGTTCTCCGTATAAGCGTGACGATAGCGGTATGACAAAGCGTCGCTGTCTCGCGTGTTGGGCATGGTTCAGCGCCAGTGGTCCGGACGTCACCGTGTGCCCCGCCTGCCGTGCCAGCGACGGCCGACGCCCCCCCACCAAGGCCGTCTGGTGATGGCACTGGCCCCCCTCCAAAATCCTGGCGTAAAATTCCCCAACATGGTTACGAAACCACAACGGTTAGAAAGGTTGGTTCAGGGCATCATGTTCTGGTGTGTTATCGTGGTGTGGTGTTTTTGGGTTACCTTGGAGATGCTGGGTGGTTTGCTGGTATTTTTGCCGTGAGTGCAACATCATGAGTGACGGTCGTCTCTATATAAGGTGTGAGTGTGGCGAGAGTCTTTGTTTGGCGAAGACGTATTATGATCCGTTTGCGACGGTAGGGAGTGCGGTAGGTTCCGAGGCATTGGCTGTATGGTTGAACGCGCACGTCATTGAGCATGCTGGTCTGTCGTGGGAGCCGATCGCGTGTGGTTCCCGGTTCAGCGTGGTTGATGAGACGGTGCCGTGAACGAGAGCACGCAGCAGTTACTGGCCGGCATTCCCGACAAGCTCATTCGTGCTCTTCCTCCGGCCTTCATCGCGCTTCTCGTCCTCAACATTCTTTTCATGGGCGCCCTTGCTTACAGTGTGCAGCACAACAGCGAGGCCAGGAACGCGTTGTTGAAGACGATCATTGAGCGTTGTTTGGACAATCCGGGATGAGTGGCGCCCCGAGCACGCTCCCGGCTGACTGGGGCGAGCGGATCGCCAGAGCCGAGAACCCGTTCCACGTCGCGATAAGTCGGTATGCTCGGGCGCCGGTTGCTTTTGTCAGAGAAGTATTAAGAGTTGAACCCGACCAGTGGCAGTTGCAGGCGCTACAGGCCCTCGCCAAAGGCCACACCCGCATTGCCATCAGATCCGGCCACGGCGTTGGCAAGACGGCGTTCGCCGCCTGGGTTCTCACGTGGTTCGCGAACACCCGCGCGCCCTTCAAGATCGCCTGCACCGCGCCGACCAGTCCGCAGTTGTTTGACGCGTTGTGGCCAGAGACCATCAAGTGGTTCAATTTGTTGCCGAAGGGATGGCGGGATCTCTGGAACATCACCAGTGACCACATAACCCTGAGATCGGATCAGGAGTGTTTCATCACCGCCCGCACCAGCCGGGCCGACACTCCCGAGGCGATGGCCGGGCTGCACTCAGATCATGTGCTGCTGGTGGCTGATGAGGCCAGTGGCATACCCGAGGCTGTGTTCGAGGCGGCCGGCGGCAGCATGAGTAGCCCTGGTGCCGTAACGATACTCATTGGCAATCCGACACGATCGAGTGGGTTCTTCTGGAGATGTCACATGCTCGAAAGAGACAGGTGGCTAACCATGAAGGTATCATCAGCGGAAAGCAAGAGGGTATCACCCGGCTTCGTAGATGAAATAGCGAAACGATACGGCATCGACAGCAACGCCTACCGTGTCCGTGTCCTCGGTGAATTTCCCCAGGCTGATGACAACACTCTGATTGGTGCCGAGTTGGTGGACAGCGCGATGCGTCGGGACATCGCCATTGACATGACGCAGGCTGAGTATTGGGGCGTCGACGTGGCCCGTTTCGGCAGTGACGCCTCCGTTCTCATCAAGCGTCGCGGCAACGTGGTGACTGAGATGCCGAGGCGTTGGCGGCAGTTCGATACGATGCAGCTAAGTGGTGCGATCAAAGCCGAATACGACCTCCAGACCATCAAGCCCGCCCTCATTGTCATTGATGTCATCGGCATCGGCAGCGGGGTCGTTGACCGGCTGCACGAGCAGAACCTGCCCATACTGGGGCTCAACGTCTCCGAGGCGGCCTCGACCACCGGCAAGTATGCCCGTCTCAGAGACGAACTGTGGGTCAGGACCAAGGAGTGGCTGGAGAGCCGGGCCTGCCGCCTGCCGCTTGATGATCAGCTACGCGATGATTTGGTGGCGCCGCGTTATGCCTTTCTGAGTGATGGTCGGTTGCAGGTCGAGAGCAAGAACAGCATGCGTTCCCGTGGCCTTGCCAGTCCGGATGCCGCTGACGCTCTCATCCATACATTTGCCCAGCAGGGACTGGGGATTGGCAGTGGCATGACCAGTGGTTTGCATGACAGCCGCCCCTTTGGCATGGCGTTCCAACCGGGGGAGTTCGTGTAATGCCCCTCACTCTGTTCCTTTCCACCTGCGAGGGAGTGCCGGAGGTTTGTTGTGTCGATGACATTGGCGGTCCCGACGATGTTTTTGAGTCGTTTCATTCGTTGATCGAGACCTGGATCGCGACCGAGTCGGTTGACGGCGAGTTGCATCCGTATCTGGACGACACGTTGAACATGCTGGCGGGTTTTAACTGGGCGCAGCGGAAGATCCTTTCCTGCCTGGAGGATGGCGACCCGGTGGGGGATGACCTGCGGCCCTTACTTGACCGGGCGGCTGATATTTTGCGTGAGGTCATGGAGCGATTGGGGGCGGAAGATGAGCGCGGTTGATCCGGAGCGGGAGTATAGCGAGTGGCCGCCGTTTGACGATGATCCGAAGCACAGCGCCATCATGGAGGCGTTGGTCAGGCGGATTGTTCTGGTTGTGGCTGACACGTTGGCGAACGGGATCGTCGTGGAGCTTGGTGAGCGTTTGAAGCAGCAAAAGAACATCAATCTGGACGCCCTCGCGCGTCTGCGTGTGCTTGAGGCGGCGGTGGAGAAGTTACGCGCTGATTTTGGCAAGCGATTGAATGATGTTCGCGAGCGCGCCGATAAGCAGTTCGAGACGATTCACCACGACGTTGGTTTGATGTTGAAAGAGATCCGGGACAAGCAGTCATGACCGAGGTTGATCCGGAGTTGGAATACAGGGAGGCGCTGGCGGCGTTTCACGAGGCGGAGCGGCGGTTGCGGCGTGCGCGTGGGGTGTTGGTCGCCTCGGCGATGTCGAGGGCAACGGCATGAGCGGCGCTCTGGCGGGACAGGAGCCATGGATCGGGGTTGTTCCGGTTCTGGCGATGGGCGCGGATGATGTGTTGCTGGACCTGTTGGCGCATGATGCCGAACCCCTGGCCATGGATCACCGGTGGTCCGCGCGCCCTTACGGCCATGTTCTGCCGGCGCGCCATTATGAGTATCTGCGCACCGCCGAGGAGGTGTACCGGGAGCGGCGTGAGCAGGCCCGGTTGCGTGCCATTGAGCAGCATCGGCTGCGGCGGATTGCTAAACAGGAAATCCGCGAGCGGGAAACCGAGGATCGCCGTCGAACCCGCGCTGATTGGCTTGAGATGCTGGACGCTGCGGCTGAGCGGGTCAGGGGCACGCGTCATGAGGCGATGCTGTTGCCGGATCTGGAGCGCGACATGAAGACGATTGGTGGTTGGTCGGTGGACACGCCCTTTCCTGGCCGGCTTGATCGGTCGCGTTTCGAGGCCGCTTTCGCCGCTCGCCTCGCGGAATGTGAGGAGACAGGATCATGAGCGGCATCATGGCTCCGCCGGGCGGCCCGCCGCCCCTTCCGCCGATCCCCAACCTCGTGCCCAAGGGCATGCGTCCGATCGGGATCAATGCCACGAGCGAGCAGATGCTGGCCTTTCTGCTGCCGCCGAAGCAAGGCGATGATCCGCCGCCCGACAGTGACCAGTCCCTCCCGCCCACGCTCAGGCGATACGCGGCGGGATTAAGACCTTCCCCGCGTCCCTCGGCCGCCCCCTGGCAACAGGAAATTGTCTTCGAGCGGCTTGGCAAGACCGACGCCGAGGTCGCTGAGAACGCGAGGTTCTGGTTCTCGGCCTGCCGGAATTACGATGATCAGCTGAGCCGGCAGCGGATAACGGCCTCGGAGTATTACGCGGGCGAGCCCAACGCGCCCCGCCTCGAGGGCCGCAGCAACATCACCCTCACCGTCGTGCGCGACACCATCAGGCAGACCCTCCCCTCCCTGCTGCGTCTCTTCACCGGGGTTGAAGATCCGGTTTCTTTCAGCCCCATTTCGTCGGAGGAGACGGATGGCACGGTGGCCCAACTGGCACGGCAGGCGACGGACTATGCCCGGTGGGCCTTGTTCTCGGCCAATCCCGGCTGGACCATTTTGCACGATGCGCTGCTTGACGCGCTGACCCGCAAGGCGGGGTGGGTCAGATGGCACTGGGGTGCCCGGCAGGCCAGCAGGACGGAGGTGTGCGAGGGGCTGCTGCTGCCGCAGTTACAGATGCTCCTGGCCGAGCCTGGGATCGAGGCGTCGAGGATCATTCGGCGCCCGATGCTGCCCCAGGAGCAGCAGGCGCTCGCCAAAACCCCCGAGGGGCAGATGTATCTGAGCCAGGGCGCCCCCGCCGAGTTGTGGTCGGCCACGCTGACCCGCTCCACGTCGCGTGGCTGGCCGCACATCACGCAGCGGCCGGCGGAGTGTATCTGGGTGGACCCATCGGCGTCGACCGTCGCGACCGCGAAGGCGGTCTGGGACGTGCGGGATGTGACGGTCTCGGAACTGCTCGAGATGGGTCTGCCCGAGGACAAGGTGCTGGCGCATCGGGGTCGCGGCCAGGACATGCGGCGGCGTCAGGAGGTGATCGCCAGGGATGGGGCCAGGGGGCGTAACATGGCCGCCAGCCCCCCCAATGACAAAGCCACCAGCCTCGTCAGGTATGCCGAGGGCTGGATCAGGATGGACACGGACGGGGACCACCGCGCCGAGCTGATCCATGTGCACATGCTGGGCAACGCCCAGTCACTTATACAATGGGAGCGGGTAGACGAGATTCCGCTGAGTTGTTTCACCCCTTACCGGGAGGTGGGTCAGGTCATCGGCATGTCGCAGGCCGACATGGTGATGGATCTGCAACGGGTCGAGAGCCGGGTAATGCGGGCCACCCTGGACAGTCTGGGTCAGAGCATGTTTCCGAGGACGGTGGCGACCCAGGGCCAGGTCAACATGGCCGACGTCCGGCAGACCGCGATCGGATCGATCATACGCGTGGCCGCCGCCGGCGCGGTGACCGAGTTGACCAAGCCGTTCATGGGCAAGGAGGCGCTGCCGGTCATGGCGGTGCTGGAGAGTATAAGAGAGAGCCGGACGGGCATCACGCGGGCGAGTGCCGGGCTGACGGTTGATGAGCTGCAATCGACCGCGCCCATAGCCGTGTCGCAACAGTCCAGTGCCGCGCAGGACAGACTTGATATGGTCGCCAGGACTTTGGCCGAGACCGGTCTGGCGCCGTTATATTCCGGTTTGTTAAGGATGCTGGCCCGCCAGCAGGACAGACCCAATGTCATTCGCATCCGGAATGCCTGGGTCGCGATTGATCCGCGTGCGCTGGCCACCGACTGGGAGTGCGCGGTCAATGTTGGTGGCAAGGGCATGCCGGCCGAGCGATTGCAGATGCTGTCGGCCATCGCCGGCAAGCAGGAACAGATCATGCAGGTGGGCGGCATGGGCAATCCGCTGGCGGGGATACCGGAGTATCGCAACACGTTGGCCAGGATGCTGGAGACCATGAACATCTCGGATGTCGGGGCCTATCTGAAGCAACTGCCGCCTGACTTCCGACCGCCGCCACAGCCCCCGCCCGCGCCCGATCCGAGCCTCATCCTGGCCCAGGTGCAGCAGAGCAAGACGGCGGCGGACGTGGAGAATGACCGGGCCGACCAACAGACGAAGCGGGCCTCTCTTCTGCTCGAGGACGATCGGGAGCGGGACAAGGCGGCGCTGGATGCGTGGACGAAGACGTGGGTGGCGGCGGCGCAGTTCGGCACCCCGGCGCCCTCACTGGATCAGTTCAAGCAGAGCATGAAGAGCAACGCGCCGGCTGTTGGCCTGCTCTCCGATCTGCCGCCGCCGACCTCACCACAACCTCCGGCCGTGGGACAGCCGCCTCCGGGGCCGCCCCGGCCGGGTGGGCCGGGCCAGCCAATGGTGCCCCCGATGATGGCTGGCCCGCGTCCGCCCCAGGGGAACATGACGCCAATGCCGCCACGA